TGTCTCGCCGCGTTCAAAGAAGCTAAGGAGAAGAATCTCTCTGCGAAGGATCAAGATCAGATCAAGAAAGCTCTGACCGCCGCGCCTCTTCAGCAACTTCCCACGCCGCTTAAGTTCGGCGACAACCGAGGCGCTGAGTTTCACTTTAACTTTCCTCACCTAGAGCGTCCGGGCTTTGCCTATGTCGGCACCGTAGATCTTCTCTCTATAACCCCAGCCGGAATCCTTCAGATCACAGACTATAAGTCCACGCGCAAGTACGCATTCAAGGATGCAGTCGCGGGCTACGAAGGCGACACGCAGTTCTCTTATTACTATTACATCTTCCAGAAGTTCGCCTATGATATCTTCAAAGACGATATCAATTACGCCAACGCTGCATGGTATCGCCGCATGGTGATCCGTACTCTTGTCGTTCAGATCTCTCTGCCCGCTCCAGCTTGGCGCGTCGGTCCCGACTGGAGTTTCTCCGGCGAACAACTAGAAGAGTTCGGCAAGGAGCTAGAGAAGAACATCGTTCTGTTCTCTCAAGACATCAACAATGCGATGGCAAAAGATAAGCTCCCGCCGCCTAGTGGCAAGCTCATCAACGCCTGTCCTTCGTGCCCGTTCAAGCGTCTATGCTTTGCAGACAACGCTACGCAAGTCGAACTCTTCCTGTCTGAGTGCGACATCGTAAAGTACGAACCACTTTCTTGGTAAGAGATAACCAAGGCTAAACAAAATGGAAACTACATCCCCAACACCACCACCACCAAAACCCCAATGGCCCAAGACACTCATCGCTCTCGTCGGTCCGAGCGGCTGCGGTAAGTCTACATCCTTCCGTAACGTAGATCCCACGCGCACAGTTATCCTCGATGCCGAGCGTAAAGGTATGCCCTTTCGTGTGCGCGATGAGAAGCTCGTCATCCCAATCGACAGCTACGATAAGCTCACGGTCGAGCTAAACAAGATCAAGAAAGACACGACGAAAGATCTTGTCGTGATCGACTCAATCACCGCCGCCATCGATCAGCTACAGGTCAAGTGCGAGATGATGTACAAAGGGTTTGATATCTGGAAGAACTACAATGATGGCATTCAGACATTGTGTACGAATCTCAAGTCTCTCGATAAGACTGTCATCATCACAGGCCTCGAAGAAATCGTTCCTATTCAAGGTCTCGATGGCAGCATGACAACTCGTCGCCGCCTATATGTACAAGGTAAAGAATGGGCGAACAAAGGCATCGAGTCAGAATGTCTTGCGGTCTGGTCCGTATATGCGAAGAAAGAAAAGGGCAGCGACTCTATCCAATACTTCTTCGCCACTCAGACCGACGGCGTGACCACCGCAAAGACCCCTATCTTCTGGGGTCTTCCGAATCCGATGGAAAATTGTGTAGTGAAAGCGTTGAATAAGATTGCTGTTGAATTAGCTAAGCCTTAAACCTAAAAATTATGAGCGAAGAAATTGAATCTAAACTATATTGTGGACAAGAAGCTCCCAAACGATATCCCGAACAAGAAGCAGATATCCGCTTGGTTCTCAAAGTCAAGCAGAACTCTGAAGGCAAACTTCATGGTTATGTCTATAACTTCGAAGTCAATAACTACGAAGGTCTTATCCCTAACTCAACTAGGTTAGTCCGAGATTATGACTTTCAACATGCATCGGACAAGATGATTGATGCGGCCATTGAACACATCAAAGAACACAGAGCCTAACAAAACGGCACACGAAAAGCTCCTCCCCATTTGTCGGTCGCAGAATAACAAACAAAACAAACAAAACTAAAATGAAAAAAGGTACAGAAGTCAAGCTCGGTTTCATCCCCGCCAACGTGTATAAGGTTCTCGTGCACCGCACCGAGACCCGCCAGAGCGCAAAGGGTTTCAAGATGGTTGTCTGTGAGTGCGAGATCGTTGCGCCCGAGACTGCTATCGCCGCCGGTACGACCTATAAGACCCTCGGTGCAAAGGGCAACATGTACATCATGCTAGAGAACAAGAACGGCGTTGACTCCGCCCTCGAACTTCTTGCCACGCCGCTGCAAGTTACTGGCCTGTATGATCGTTTGCCCGAAGACTATAACGACATCGACGTAGCCGAGGCGTTGTCTTCTCTGCAAGGTCATGCCTTCAATATGCTCGTTCAGTCGCAGCCAGAATACGTGAGCGACGATCCTTCCAACTCCCGCGATCTCAAATTCGCAAAGCGCGACGAGAACGGCGAGGCAATCATCAAGCGGTACAATACCCAGTTTGACTTCTCTCAAGTCAAGGGCGTTGCGTCTCCGCTGTCCGATCAGTTTTAAGTCTATGCGATAGAGTGGTTGCTATCAACTAGACACGCGCCTCTTAGAAGGACCGCGAGACTTTCTAAGAGGTTTCTTTCCTCAGACATACATCCTACTCGTACCGCTGGCAGACCGGAAATAGTCTGCCTTTTCTTTTCTCTTTTTTTAAACACCAACATGATAGCTCTTGTTCTCCATGGACCTTCGCGCTTTGATAAAGAAAACAATGGTATTCTGCTTGGACCTGCTGGTGATTTCACTCGCGGCGTTCTTTCTATGCATGGCATTAGTCTGGATAATTCAGACGAACTCTTCATTACTTTCGCCGACGATTTCTTCAAGAACTCAAACAAACCAAGTGGAATCAAGAAGATCATCTTCGCCGGAGCTAAGGCCCTAGACTTTCTCCCGGCCGCCAAAGATAAAACCCTAGATGCTTTTCGCGGCGTAGTCTATACTTCAACAAACAAAACCCAATACATCGTAACCTATTGGCCACAAGACTGTGTAGACGCGTGGGCCATGGAAGATTCCCTCGACGGGGATAGTGACGGTGAAGACATCCTAGATAAAGACGACGGCAAAAGCACAAGCCCGACGAAACGCAGTAACTACTCTTTCTGGTTCGCTCAAGACGTAAAGAAACTCCTAACATATGACCCCCAAAAAGTTCAACCTGAACCCCAAGTCTATAATTGCTCCCGAGCAGAAGAAGCCTGTCGTGTCTTCAACTTCGAAGGCCCAATCTTCTTCGACATTGAGACTCACCCCAAGACCAATACCCTTACGTGTCTCGCCATCGCGTGCGGAGAGAGTCCTGTTTACTCTGTTCCTGTGTACGATTGGGGCGGCAATCTTAATGTCGGTGTGGTATTCTTTGCACGGTTCATAAGAGAATTAAAACGTAGAAGAGTTGTAATCCACAACGCCCTCTTCGATCTCTGCTTTCTCGCCGCCTTCTACAAAATCCCTTTCGGCAATGATATCTATGACACCATGGTCGCGGGCCATCGAATCTTTCCGGAGGCTGAGAAGTCTTTGGCCCATCAAGCAACGCTTTTTTCTAACCGCCCCTTTCACAAAGATGAAGCAGGAAACTTTGATCCTAGAAATAGGGCACAATTTGAGCAGCTCCGCGCTTACAACGTTAAAGACGTTATTGTCCTCAGAGAAATTTACTACGGTCAGATTGATCTCATCTCAAGGGACCGTGGACTTCAAGATTCGGTCGATCAAGCTAGTCAATCCCTCGCAGACTATGCCTTCATGTCCCTCCACGGAATGCACTTCGATCCCGTTAAGCGACAGTACATTGTAAAGAAGTGTGAAGAGAGATACAAACACCTTAACAGAATCCTCAAAATACTGGTAGGCTTCGACCTTAATCCCGGCAGTCCGGATCAAGTAGTGAAGTATCTGCATGGTCAGATGCACTACAAACCGGAGAAGACAACAGACAAAGGTGCGCCCTCGGTCGCCGGGGATGCGCTCTATAAGATCAAGATCAAGCACCCTAAGAACGTAGCCATCGACGTGATCTTCGAGATGCGTCGTATGGTTAAGCTAAAGGGTATGTTAGGATTTCAACAGTGGATTTGGGAATATTAACTTAGGAACAAAATGCAAGATATTAAAATAAAAGACGAATCAATCGCAGCCTCATTCATGCGCGCTGCCGTATATGACTCCGCAAAATTCGGCCACGTGATCTCGATGCCGAAGCTGAACGGGCTAAGATGTATGTATCTTCCCGGCCAGGGATTTTATTCGCGCGATGGCAAGCGGTGGAATGATGCTGTCCTCGCGCACATAATCCCACCAAAGACAGACTACATCATCGACGGCGAGTTGTATTGTCACGGCATGAGTTTGCAAAAGATCAATAGTGCCGTCGGAGTTAATCGACTGGAGCCCGGTCCGTACGCGTACTGCATCACATTTCATGCATTCGACATCGTAGAGCCTAAGTTCAACGCAATGACGCGTATGCTTCTTCTGGATAAGATTCTCCGCGAGGATCGAGACTCGGTCGGAATGTATCTTATCGACTGGGAAATCTGCAAGTCGCGCATTGATCTCGATAAGGCATACGAAAGCTATCTTGACAAAAATTATGAAGGCCAGATGCTGAAGAGCGTGTTCGGATCCTATATGCCACAGGGCGAGAAGGAACGCTCGACGATGAATCTGCAGAAGCGCAAGGCATTTCTCGATGCAGAGTTCGAGTGCATTGGGCGCGTCGTCTCGACCGAGGGCAAGTGCAAAGGTAAGATGGGCGCACTTAAGTTCATCACTTCAAGGGGTGTAAGCTTTGAAGTCGGCACCGGCTTCACCGATGAAGAGCGCGAGGAGTTCATTGCGCCCAATTATCACTTCCAAAAGAAAGCGACGATCAAGTATCTCAACCTTACAGACGACGGTCGACCGTTCAATGCGTCGTTCATAGGTTGGCGTGATGACGTATAACCTATGCCCACTCCACACATTCACTGTCTGACCTCGCTCAAAGTCGCCGGGACCGGAAGCTTTCGTCTCGCCTCTGGACAATTCCTCGGCGACTACGGAGCTAATCTCCAGAACCCAGACAAAGAAGCCCTCGATATCTACATCGCGCCAGCCGGTCTGAGCTTCGTACAGTGCGACCAGAGCGGCGCTGAGGCTTTGATCGTGGCCAATCTTACGCGCCCCGGCAAATACCGAGAGCTATTCAACGTAGGCATCAAGCCTCATACCTTCATCGCACTGCATATCTTCTGTGAGAGTATGCAAAACGAATGGCCATTGGCCGGAAAAAGTCCAAGCTATTGGAAATCTCTAAGCCCTTCTGACCTAAGAAAAGATCCAGACTGGAAACCCCTAGACAAAGCAATCAAATCCTCAGATAAAGAATACAAGATCGGCAAGATGGTCTGCCATGCTTCCTCTTACAGGATGCGTGAGCGGACCTTTCAGCTTCAGACCCTCAAACAAAGTCACGGCACACTGACTCTATCCCTCCAAGAATGCAAAGTCTTTCTTGGATTCTTCGC